GGCTCAGGCCCCTCCCCAAGTCCAAAGTCCAGGACACAGTTATTAGCTCCTGGCTCTGGACTTTTGACTTTGGCGGGCGGTGGTGGAAACTGAGCCGTCTCACTTCCATTGGAAAGCCCCTTGTTCAGAGTTCTTCTACAATAAAGGCCTGGTCAGATGCCCCACTAGGAAGAACATACAACCAGCTCCCCGGACACTGCGAGGGAAAACCTCCCCTTTCCAAGAGGGTCTTGGCCTCTCCCTGGGTGGACAGAAGTCCAGACTTAATGACAATAGCCAGGTCATCATAGGGCGTGGAGTTGTAACTCGGGTCGGTTGGAGCATAGACCTTGTTGTTCTTTTTCCTGTCCTCGGTTTTAACAGCATTCATCCTATTCCGCATAGAGATCGCCTCCTCCTGAGTGAGGAAGAATATCCTCACCCCGTTGGGACTGGCCAGGGCACGCTCCAGAAGGTCCCTGGGTGCTACCCGATTAGTTTTATTTTCCATTTAGTATCCTCCATTTTGAATGCTAGAATTGTCCGGAACTTTTCTACCCTTCTCGTATTCCTCAATCAGGTCTTTCAACTTGGACTCCTGCTCTTGACTTCCCGATGGAGGCTCCCTTAGAAAGTCTGCCATACAGGCAAAGTACCCTATCCCATCCACCACAGAGTCCTCGTGGGTCGGGGTCTTTTTCAGACGGGCGAGTTTGAGTAATATCATACACCCTGCCACCTGGAGGGGATTAATCTCCACCCCAAGAAAAACCGACCAGAACTTCGCAATGGTAGAGAAGGATTCCTCCGGCCCTCCATAGCGAGCGTTCCTGTCCTGATTGACAATCCTCTCTGCCTTTTCAATTAAGATGGTTCTATCCATAGCACTCATAAGTTTCTCTCCTTTTATTTGCATTGCATCTTGACCATCGCCCATTGCAGACGGTCTTCTCTTTCCTCCGGGGTCTCGTCGTGGGGATTCTGGCTGAGAACCTCCCAGTCATTCCACACCCCTCGGAGCTGGTCTTTGCCGGGCTTAAGCCAACAGAACCTCCCTGGCCAACACACCCCAAAGCGGAAGTTCGCCCAGTCCTCCGGGTCGGATTCCTCCTGGAGGTTGTAACTCATATCGGACACGATTTGGAAAATGCTGGGTTTCCACCGAAAACTTCTAGTGAGGTTGTGCTTGAGCTCCGTGGCCCGCCGGGTATCTGGACACTGAAACAGCATCTGGGTTTCATAGTGCTTCCTCTCCCAGATAGTAGTGAGGCGGTGGGGTTCCCAGGGACTTGCCCCGACAAGAATCCAAAAGCCATCGGTCTCCGCTACAATCTTCGCGAGGACATCCTTGGAGCATACCCACCAGGAATTAAGCCTTGGCACTGGACTTGTGAGTGGAGGCTCCTGGTTGAGGTGCTGAAATATTCTATATTGATAATCCCTATTTCCATCCTTCCAGTAAAAGTTCCAATCCTGAAAGGTCTTGGCATTTGGGTCTATCTCATACTTCGTATAGTGTTTGACTTCAATTTTCTCTGTCATCTTGTTCTTCCTCTCTATCCCAGTCTGGACGTTCACAGATAAACACGGGATGCCGTGGTCTGTCTTTTGCCCCGGTAGGGAAATACTTATATGTTATCACCTTGCCCAGGAGGGTTTGACTCCTGAGCTCCTGAATTTTGTCATCCTCGGTCAGGCCATCAAAGGTGCCAATGTGGAAGATCTGTCCCTGGTATGGGCCATTGATTCCCTGGACTTTTATCCTCCCAAGGATGTTTGTTTCCAAGAGTCCCTCCTTGGCAGAGCTCCTCTCGGCATATCCCAGCGGGCTGGTTTCCTGTGGATTCTCATTGTGCATCCGAGGAAGAAGTTCCAACACCCTGGCCTCCGCCGTAGCGAAGCGTTTGAGCTTGAGCATTATCTGGTCGCGAAGAGTTCCTCGGCCATGCTTGTAAAGGGCACTCGGTTTGCGCACTACTACACCCTCGAACCCACCCGCAAGACAGGCGTTCTCGAAATCCAAGAGCTGGGTTTTGTTTTCCAGCCAGACCTGGGTTACATACTCCAGGCCTGGGACTTTTTCCAGATGGGAGTAGAGTTCCCACCTGTTTAAAAAAGGTAGCCCGTCGTTGAGGAGGTCATAGACTAGGAACCCTACCGGGCCTGTGTAATCTAGCCTCCGGAGCTTTCCTCCTCCTGTGTTGAAACTCTCACCAGGAACTATTAGCTCCCCATCCAGGTCAGGGAGTCCTGCCTCCCGCATCCTCTTGCCTAGCTCCTGCACCGCGGGACAGGGATGGAGCTTTCCACTCCTCGCGTAGATTTTTCCTTTCCAGAAAAGCCCACGGTATCCATCTATCTTGGGACTCCCAAGCAGGGGAAACTGCAATCCATCTAGGTCTTTGTCCTCCAATGCCGTGGCCAGCATCGGGCGAGGAACTCCCACATCTGGGCAGGATTCCTCCCTCAGCCTATCCAGCATCTCATCTATCTCCTTGTTTCCTATCATTCTATCTCCTTAAAAAGTTCCAGGTTATTCAACAATGTGTTCTGGGTTTGACCCAGCAGTATCTTGCTCGCGTGCCGATACTGGGCAAGCTTATTCAGCAGGCTCTCCACCGAGCCCAGGTCTTTGTACCCCTGGAGGGGGAGAAGTTCCCCCTCGATGGTGGTCCAAAAAAGCTGGTCTGCCTGTGCCAGGTAAAGCGTGCCTTGCCTATCCTGCACGACGTGCATTTTAGACTGGACAAACTTAACCCCAGGATTTGTGTGGCTCATATCAGTTCTCCTTTCATCTTCAATTTCATTTTAGCTGGGAAAGCCTGTCTTGTCAAGCGGATTCCCCGGAGTAATCCCAACCGAAAGCACCAGGGGCAGAGTTAAACTCCCTGCTGGGGAGCTGGGCTCTCTGCCCTGAGGGTGCCCGCCAATCCTCACGTTCCTTTTTCCAGGCACTTTCCGCAATCCAAGTAAACTGCTTTTGCGCCCGGGTAACAGCGACGTAGTGGAGGTTCCTCTCCTCTTTTCTTTGCCAGGGTTGGCTAGCCTTGTCCGTCCACTGGAGGCCATACACCCTTGGCCATTCCCTCCCCTTGGCCTTGTGAATGGTGGAGAGAACCCAGGCCCCCGGTGCTGGAGTGTCGGTGAAACTCTCTGAGATGAGCTTCTCCGCGGCCTGACGACTCCGGCCCTCGGAAAGGAACAGTGCCAGACATTCCGCATAGTCCTTGAGCTCTCCACTTTTATGGGGGTAGCTTTCTATCATTCTGTCCAGCCATTGGCTGAGGGACTTGAGGAGGGAGGTGAGATTACTTCCCTTGAGCTGGGAAAGAATCTCCTCCAGGGTTTTCACAAACGACTTCCCCTGGATGAAACCCTGCACCCCGGAGTGGCGAAGTTGGAGAGCTAGGGAGACAAGCTCCGAGTTCCTCCTGCCAAGTATCACCGCTGGGTTTTCCTTTTTAAAGTCCGGGAGCCAGGTGAGGGTTTGGACTGGACCCTCACTAGGGTTGTCCGTCCGAATGTCTGGCACCCACTTGTTGGCCTCCTGGATTATCTCTTTCGAGCACCGCCAGCAGTTCGTGAGTGGGAGCTCTGGCAAGCCGAGAGACTGAATGATATCCTCCTGCGCGCCACGCCAGGAATAGATACATTGAAATGGGTCGCCAACAAACCATTTCTTGCTGGGACTCTTGGCGAGGAGGGCTAGGTTCAGGGGACTTAGGTCTTGAGCCTCGTCCACAATGAGCCGCTCGGCTGACCACACGGGGAGCCTGAGAAGAACCGGGAGATAGACCATATCATCAAAGTCTATCTGGCCCTCCTCTATTGCCTGGCGCGTGGACTCCTTGAGGACTTCCGCCGCAATCTCCTCCTTTGCATTGAAGAGCTCAAAGTGTGCCTTAAGGTCTGCCCAGGTCTCCCAGGTTGCGGGGACGAGTGGCTTGAGTTTCCATGGGCCAAGCTGTCCTTCGTAACCTAGACCCCAGTTCTTTGCACAGCTCACCAGACGGAATGTGTCAGAGAAAACTTCCCTCTTCCGGAGCTTACCTCCATAGGTTTTGAGAATTTCAAACACCTTGCCCATCTCGAGGTCGAGTCCTGGCAGGGCTTCTCGGAGGGACTTGAAGCCTAGCCCGTGGAGGGTCATCACCTGGACATCAATTCCCAGGGCTTTTTGGAGGTCTTGCTGATTGGCTTTATTGAAGGCTACTGCGCAAACCGCCTGAGGGTTGTCCCGGCCCTCGGCCTTAAGCCTCTTGCGGAGAGATTGCACAGCCCATTTGATTGTGGTGGTCTTGCCTGTACCTGCCCGAGCGGAGAGGAAACAAGGCTTTCCATCCAGGAGGGTTTGGATAAAGGCTTGTTGCTCAGGGGTTGCCTGAGGAGGGAAAGCAGGGCTTTGATTATCTACTTGGGGGTTCATTATTTGGTCTCCTGATAAAAGGGATTTTCATAGGCTACATTCTTTTCCAGCGTGGAAAGAAACTTTTCAAGAAGAGCTGAGCTTTCCGAGAAATCTAGCCACCGAACAAAAGGCACCCAATAGCACTGCCCGCAGGAACCTGTGAAGATAGGCTCCGTGAGGAGGGCAATGGAGGGTTCGCGATTCAGGGGATGATCTTTGCAAAGCAGAGGCACGCCAAGCAGGGTTATCGTGCAGGAGGTAGGTTGCTCTAGCAGGAGTCCATAGTTTTCCTTGACCATCTTTCTGAACATTGCCTTTTGAGATGCATTGAGTTTTCTCACCGGAACGAGGAACTCCCAGTCTTTTTTCTCCAGCATTTCCTTGGAGTCAGGCACCCACCACTGGAGATGGAGAGGTTCACGTTTTCTGGGGTTGTTTGTCAAGTTATCTATCATTTTCATTTCCTTTCAGAGTTAGGGTTGGGTTGTTGACTGGGGACTGAGAGCTGGGGACTTTTGACTCCCCGGGGTCTTGGGGGATGGCTGTTAGGAACCTTCCTCCTCCTGCTGAACTTTATCTTCAGCGGCCAGTCATCCTCCAGGAAGTAGAAGTGCACGAGCCCAGGCTCCTTCTTCCTCCCTGAGAGCAGGACGATTTTATCCTCCAACCTTTCCAGATCATTCCTCAGCCTCTTGATTTCGTTTTCCACCAGCTTTCTCGCCAGGTAGGCTCGGTTCTTGTTCCCCTTCTTGAGGGGTTCCACCAGGGTGTTGAGAAAACTCCCACTGGAAATTATCCATTCCCTGTCTGGACCGTGGCCCTTGAGGCCTTGGAAACAGATATTCCCTATCCGGATGTCCTCCCCGCCAGTCTTGGTCTTCCTGGTGAGGTAGATGTCCTGCAGGATACACCTGCCATCCAGGGTCTTCTCCTTTCCCAGGTATATCCTCGGGCGGAGGGTAGGTTCTTTGGGTCTGGTCATCGGGACCTCCTCAGGGATTTGATTTGGAGAATCTGCTCTTTGGAAAGTTCTTCCCTCACGTGGGTTTCCAGCATTCCCTGTGCGTGGAGATTGCGAACCTGGGCTATGCGGAGATAAGCTAGGTCAAGCTTGGTGAGGTTCTCCTGCCCGGGAATTTTGTAACCCAGGGCCTGGTAGTGTTCCTCGGTCTCCCCTGGCACGAGCCCTCGGGTGGTCTGCCGTGCACCCTCGAGGAGGGTAATCACTGCGGGGGTGTGGTTGGTAGCTGGGGATATCACACAGTATCTGTGGTTGGGGTTTTCCAGCCAGGTGGTTAGCCTATGCAGGGTTCGGTTGTATTCAGCGTCTGTCATATTTTGGGTTCCTTTCTTTCAAATATTAACTTGCTACTTTCTACTCTTGTCTTGGGTCTTGGGTCTTGGGACTTGGGCGACTAGAAAATCCAAATCACCTCTTCCCAGTCCGGATTGAGGAGTATCTCGACCATCTCCCTCTGTAACCTGCGATAGATTTGAGCGTCTATCTTCCCCTGGGTCATCTCGCCCAGCTTTATCTTGTGGCCATCAGAATATTCCCCGACGATGAAGATGAGAACCGACTCTGGGAGGGAGAGGAGGGTCTTGGATGGGGAGATTCCTTCCTCCTGGAGCTCCCCTTCCCAGTCTGCCACGAGGATATTATAGGCACTTTGGGTGTCCCCTTGGAGGAAGCCTTCCGGGGAGATATGCTCGACCTCAAGCAAGGGAGGTTCAATTCCATTTTCTCTCTGAACCCTCAGAAAGAATTGCTCCGCATAGCGGTAGCTGGCTTTCCAACTGGGGTCGTAGTCTAGGGACTGGGAAGGGGAGGTGAGCCCTACACGGAAAAAGGTGAGGGTCTCGAGGATTGGACTTGCGGCTAGGGACTTGGGGCTTGTGCCTTGGGGGCTCCGGTGGAGGTGTTTGAGGAGGAGATTCTCCCCTTGGAAATAAAGTTTCTTATCTACTTGGTTTGTCATCTGGATTCCTTTCAGTTTGTTCTAGGATTTTGATTCTCTGTTTTGACTCTTGACTCTTGACTCTTGACTCTCTACTTGAGTCTGGTCTGGGAAATTTCCGCCAGGAGCTGGTCTATTGACTGGGGTGTTGGAGTTTGACTCTTGGCTGTGGGGGTGGGACTCTGGGCTTGGAGGGGTTTCCCGGGGAAATGGGACGGCTCAGCCCTGTTTCCTACTTCTACCTGGGGACTTGGGACTTTGAACTCTGCGAGCTCCTGGCCTATCTCTTCCACCAGCCCTCGCCTCAACTCCACAATCTGCTGGGCTTTCTTCCGGAGCACCTCATCTTTCGCCTGAGGGTATTTCCTTTTGAACCTCTTGTATTCTTCCCTGAAGATGTCCATCTCCCTGAGCTTTTCCTTGGGTTGAGGACTTTCGGCTGTGTCCTTCCAGACCTGCACGGACTCCTTTCTTTTCTTGAAAAGTTCCCGTGCCCGGGCCTGGCGTTGGAGCTCGTCCTCCCGTGCCCATTCGGAGGAGAACCTGGTCGGCCGGTATGGACTTGGCATCGGTTTTTCTGCGGCGAGGTTCTGCAGCCAGGAATATAAGTCCTCCGGGCTCTGGAATGCAGGCTCAAAACCCTCCACTTGCAGGGCTCCGGATTCTAGCACAGTGATATTCAGCGTGAATGTTGTTTGGATATAGGTTTTCATTTTAAGTTCCTCTCAGTGTGGATTGTAAATTCTTCTATTTGATACTCTTGACTCTTGCCTTGTGCCTTGGGACTTCCTAGGGCCCGACGTTTATGAACCCTGACTCAAACGCCCCATAGCTCAGCCGGGTTGCCCGTTGGCAGCCCTCTTTCCTGAGCACCACCCCTTGAGGGTTCACTTCGTCCAGGCGATACAACAGCCCGTTTCTCTTGGACTTGAACCTTGGGCGCCGACTGGGGAGCCAGGTGTTGACTTTCTCCCACTGGGCTGGCCAGGTTCTTTTCTTGACATTGATTAGACTATCTGACATAATTCTTCTCCCTCTGTCTGTTAGTTGTTAATAATTGGTTTTTCTCCAGGATTTTGTCCCTTGACCTTTGACTTTGAACTGGGGACTTGGGGCTTAGAGCTCCTGGCCGTTCTCCCTTATCCAGGTGTCTGTCCAGTCAACCTCCCTGTGCCAGTCCTGACCTGCCCTCACCAGGGAGATAACCATACTTGGTCTTATCCGTGTGCTCCAGCCAGCGGCCTTGCTCCCTTGGGCGGCAAACCAGACATCTATTTGGAGTATCCACTTCTGGTTGGGCTTTGCCAGGCCTAGTCCTTCCTCCGTCCATCTGCCGTGCCAATCACTGGCGAGGGGCATCTTTCTTCTTTCCTCCGGCCAGACCCTACCTTGGAGCTCCTCAAACATTCTCTGGAGCCTTCTTTCCAGGTAGTGCGGCCAAGCCCTCTGATGCTTGAAGAGGAGTGTCCTGCCGTGGGAGGAGTCGAGGAGCTCTGTCCTGTGGGGGAAGTGGACTTTCTTCTGCTTGTTTCTGTCCAGCGTGCTGGTTGTTTTGCTTACTGTCATTGTGTCTGTTCCTTTCAGTTTTGATTGTGAGTGTTTCTATTTGGGTTGGTTGCCCTGGACTTTGGACTCTTGCCTCTGGCTGGGACTGTTGACTAGCAACTTGGCTATTTGGCGGTTCTGGCGCCATCTTCGGCAGGGAGCTTTGTTGCCCCATTCCACCTGGCAACTTTGGGCTTTGGCCTCTTGATTCCGGGGGAGGTGCTCCTCGCTGAATCCACTCCCCCAGACTATCACTGCCCAGGCTCCGTAGGCTATTCCCAGTGCTGTCGCGAGGAGGGTGCCTAGGGTTGGTGCCTGGGTTTGTGGTGCCTGGGTTTGAGGGGTTTTATTCTTGATTGGGGTCATCTTCCTGTACCTCCAGCTCTTCTGTCCAAATTCTACCTGAGTACTGTTCCTGCACGAGGACTTTTGTCCAGATAGCCTGACCTATCTTCGTGTAAATGATATTGAAAATCCTCCCGGAAATATTCACCGTGTCCTGGAGTGTTTCCCAGTCCTGGTCTTTCGGGAGGTCTATGACTATTTGAATACCAGTGTTTCTTTGACGGTCTGTCCAGTAGGTTAAAAATCCTTTAATCCTCTGTTGCAATATGTCCTGTTTACTTTTGCTCATCGTGTCTGTTCCTTTCATCTTTTTAGTTCTGCCTTTAATATAATACCATTTTGTCTCCTTGTCAATGGGATTCTGCCCGCCTGGGTGGTCTTCCGGGAGAGGGAGATTTGGAGCGGGGCTGTTGGCTCGGTGGGAGCGCTTACTCCCCAGAACTGCCCAAAACAACTATTACTCCCGAATACTCGTATGAACAGAAAACCCCGGTGTGTGTCCCGGGTATACCTTCTAGAACGTATGTAAAAAAAAAAAAAAAAAAAAAAAAAAAAAAAAAAAAAAAAAAAAACTAGAAAATAAAAAAAAAAATCTCGGAGATGGGGGTTTTCAGTTCTGGCAAGCACTGGAGAGTATTCGGGAGTATTCGGGAGTTTTGGGAAGTATTGAATTAAATCGGCGTGGGGTGGGTGTGGTGGTGTGGGTGGTGGGTATGGTGCGCCCCGCCCGGGTTGTGCATTCCACGCCGAAAAAATACCCCGTCCCGGTGATGTTTACCCGTCAAAATATCCCGCCCGGACGTCCGCCCGGAAAATCCCACCCACCGGACAAAATAAAAGCCCCGGAAGAATACCCGGGGCTCGGATTTAGGCTTTATAGGCTAGATGTCTAAATTTGTCAGGGCTTTGACCTGTTCAAACCGCTGTTGCAACTTGTCCAGAATGGTGGCCTGCTGTTCAGGGCTTGCATTGTGCCAGAACGTGCGGATAATAACCTCCGGCGTAGCACCACGCACCGGCTCGAAGTCCTTAACCCGGTAACCCTGGCCTTTAAGCACCTCAAAGATGAAGTCCTTAAATGCTTTGTTGCTACTTTGCGGGGCTCGTCCACTTCCCAGCTTCCCGGAAAGCAAATCCTCAAGTGCCCGGGCAATAAGCTCTTTTTTCGGTGTGTCGGAGTCTTTGGCCTGGCTGTTCACCCTGTCATTTAACTTCCGGCAACCGTACGAAAGAAGCACCGCCAGGCTCTCTTCCGGAATATCGGCAATTTTGATTGTCTTCTCAATCCCTGCCCCGGCAAAATTAAAAGTCAATTCGCCATTTAAAAGCTCAAAAATTTTGTTTGCGTCTGTCATTGCTTTAACTCCTATCAAATTAAATATCCATTGTTTCAATTTATCAAATGGACTTCCGCCCTTTTGATAATGTTAATATAACCCTCGATTTTTGGAAAAGTCAAGCACTTTTTGCACCCCGGGAGCACTTTTTCACCCCAAACCTCATCACAAAATATTACAAAATGTTACAATCTCCCAGCCCTTTCCACCCCAGGAGGCCTCCCCACCCGCCCCCTTTCGCGCGCGCGTTCTAGGGGGTATTACGAACTTCAGAAATGTGAAAAGAAAACCTGAGCCGTCTCAATTCCCAAAGCAAGAATTTCAGCCAGTCCCAAGTCAAATTTCCCAGCCCCAAATCAACAATCCCACTCCCCGCAAAAATGGACTTCCTACTTCCTGCCCCTTGACAGCCCCGGCGCCCCGGCCTTATAATGGAAGAAAATGGCCATTGCGCGAAGCAAGAACCAGCCCCAAACCCTTTAACCTCCCCCCTCTGAAAGGAAATCCCAATGTCTGAATTTAAAACAAAGGGCAGGAAACTTTCCGCCCTGGAACTCGAAATCCTAGGCCCCATTGAGCCCCAGGACCTCATTGCCCGGGAAGAAGGTGGCCTGCCCACCTCCGAGGCACCTACCATCGCGAAGCTCCGAGGCATACACCACGAAATTGCCCAGCTCCTCGCTCAAGGCCTCTCGGAAACGGAGGTCAGTGCGATTACCTCCTATTCCCTCTCTCGAATATCCATCCTCAAGCGGGACCCCTCATTCAAAGACCTGGTGGCCTTCTACCAGAAACAGAAAACCGAGCAGTTCGCGGATGTACAAAAGCGCCTGGCCACCCTGTCCCTCGATGCTATCGGGGAAATCCAGGAGCGCCTCGCGGAGAAACCCGACTCCATCTCCACCTCCCAGCTCATAGAACTTTCCAAAGTCACCCTTGACCGCGCGGGGTATAGCCCTGTGGCCAAAAGCCAGAATATCTCCGTGTCTATGTCAGCGGAGGAACTTCGGGAGCTCCGCCAGGCTGCCAACCGAGGAGATGTCGAGGTGGTTCCCTCATTCGACAAGCTGGAGGTGAAAGATGGTTCACAGGCCTAGAGAAATCCACCGGGTGAGGGGACTTGAGCTCTGCTCCTGGTCGGACAGCCCATTTGCCAAGGACTCCTCCCGGCTCAAGGGCTCCTTCGCCAAGGGGAAGACCTTCGAGCGCTCAGTGGCTCGGGCCCTGGGTCGGCTGGTCTCCCCGGAGTCCCTAATCTACAACCGCTGGATACATTTCAAGGATGCCACTGGTTGGCACTATGCACAGGTAGACCTCCTCGTCCTCGCCCAGACAAAGCTTTGGCTCCTGGAAGTGAAGAGAACCCAAACCCAAGATGCCTGGCTCCAGATGGGTCAACTTTATAAGCCCTTGCTCAGGGTGCTCTATCCGGACCTGGATATCATCTGTGTCCAGGTGTGCAAGAATCTCATCTACCCTCCCAAGCACGAAATCCAGGCACTTCGGGAGGCCACAGACCCGGAGGTCTTCTACACCTATCACTGGTTTGGCGAGAATTTTCAGATATAAAAGGAGGTGCGATGTCCACACAACTTGATGAAAAAGCTAAGCGGGATTTGAGAAGAGAGCTCTATCTTGACCCTCCCAAGTTCCTCACCACCATCCTATCCCACTGGTTTTATGAGCCCCTCACCTGGATGCACCGAGGGTATCTGGCCCTGCTCCTCCGCCGGACAGATTTCCTGCCCAAATACGGCGAGGTGGATAAGATTATCCAGAACTTCGTGGCGAAGCGAGACCCCTGGAATGATGCCGAAAAGGGAACTCCACTGTTCTTCTGGAAAGAGGATGGTACCTTAGGACTTCGCGTGGCCCGGAACCTGGAGATAATGATGCCCCGTGGCATAGGCAAGACCACCCTTGGCAACGGGGCTCACGTGTTTATGGGGTGCTATAAAGAACGTGATTTCGTGCTGAAAATAGGTGAGACCGCCACCCACGCAAGCACCCAGCTCCTCAACTGCCGGAATGAGTTCGAGTATAATAATAAACTTATCTCCCTGTTTGGGCAACTCAAGGGAGATGGCCGTTGGGCTGAGGACTCGTTCATCCTTTCCAACGGATTTGTTATGGAGGCCACAGGGCGAGGTGGTCAGGTCCGAGGGCGGAACGTCAACGGGCGGAGGCCGGATATTATCCACCTCGATGATGTGGAGAACAAGGAATCTGTGGCCACACCAGAGCAGAGAAAGAAGACCCTTACCTGGTTTATGGGTGATGTGCTGCCAGCCCTTGGGGAACTTCAAACGGACTCTATGATATTCCTCACCGGCACGCTGCTCCACAATGAGGCCCTGCTGGTCAACCTGGGGAAAGACCCCACCTTTACCACTGTGGTTATGGGTGTGCTGGATGCTCAGGGTGAGCCAGTCTTCCCAAAGTATATGAACCAGGAGAAAATCTCCCTTAAAAAGGAGATGTACTCCCGCCAAGGGGAGCTTGGCACATTCTACCTGGAACTCTTCAACAAGCTGGTCTGTGAAGACACTATGTCCCTGCGCCCCTCGGACATCCAGAGAACCCCTCTTGAGCGTCCCCTCTTCCGAGCGCTCTGCCACGACCCAGCCATCTCCAAAAAGCGGTCTGCTGACCAGGCGGCCTTTGGGGTTGTGGGCGTGTATCCTGGAGGGCGGTTCCAGATAGAGCTGGTGGAGGGTTTCCGAGGGATGGAGCCTAGCGAGGCGGTGAGGGAGTTCTTCCGGCTGAGGGACATTTGGTCCAGACCCCCTGAGGGACAAAGTGAGAAAGTCCCATTGCTCTGCGGGGTGGAGGCGGTGGCCTATCAAGAGAGCCTTATCTCCCTCATCCAGGAGGAGATGTCCCGGCGGGATGATTTCTTTGTGCTGGAGAAAATCCGCTACTCTACGGAGAAAAAGGCCAGGATTCTTGGAACCCTCCAGCCCAGATACTCCGCCCATCTTGTGCATCATCGCCAGGCTTTTGGGGAATACGAGTCCCAGATGGCGGAATTTCCCTCTGGCCACGACGACCAGCTCGATGTGGTGGCGATGTGCTTTGACCTCCTTGCGAATGCCTCCCGGGCAGCTGTATCCATTCCGGTTGACAGTGGGCTTGAGGAATCCTATTATAAAGATGACGCGGGAGAAAGTGGAGGGCTCTAGGCTCTCCCCTCAAGAGTCAAGAGCCCTAATTGAAAGTTGACTTTTGACCTCCTCCCTTTTGACTATCAACCTCTCTGTGAAAGGAAATGCTATGCCTGTATCTGCGAAAGGCCTTCAGGGCCTCAATAACCAAGTTCAACCTGTAACCGGCCCGGCCTCAATTCAGTCCGCTCTTCAGGCCCTCTCCCCTGAGGACCAGGCGCTGGCGGCTCAAGGTATTGACCCGTTTGGTGGCGACCAGGGAATGATGGCCGGTCAACCCGCGGCTGTTCCCCAGGGACTCTCACCTGAAACCCGTCTGGCTATGGGCGAGATGCTCAACCAGATGCTCTCCTCCTTCGGTCAGCCCGCCAACGAGGCTGATGCCGCCGCAATGACCTCCATTCAAAATGCCCTTCAAGCCCTGGCTATGGGAAATCAACAGGGAAGATAAACTATGAATGAGATTGAAAGAAAATTTATTTCCCCTGGGAGCGACACCCACGAGAAGCTGCTCACCCGAGTCCGGGCTCAGATATCCGAGTCCTACTCGAAGATGAGTCAGTTCTATGGGCGCTGGAACCAAAGGGAACTTGAATATCAGGCTTATGTGCCGATTCAAGAATGGGACTCCATCTACAAGAAGAGCTGTCAGGATAAATCCCTGGCGGGGGTGAAGAAACAGGACGCAAATATCATTGTGCCCTATTCTTTCTCCTCCATCCGGACGATTGTTACCTACCTGGCCACGGTGTTCCTAGGGAGGAAACCTATCTTCACTGTGGGAACCTACAATGCGGACTTCGTGGAGAATGCCCACAATATGGAAAAGCTCCTCCAGTACAACGCGGAGCATTGCCGCCTGGTTAAGGAATTCACCCAGTGGCTTTACAATGGTGAAATCTATGGGCTTGGGATTTTGAAAACCTCCTTTGTTACGGAAACCCAGCCCCGGACTACCATCGTCCAGGACCCGCTCACCGGCAACCCCTTCAAAACGCGCACCGCGAGGACGGTCTATCAGGGCAACAAGGTTGAGAACATTGACCCGTTTATGTTCTTCCCTGACCCGAGGGTGCCTATGCTGGATGTTGCCCAGAAAGGAGAGTTTGTCTACTGGCGGAGTTTCGTCGGGAAGTTCACCCTCCAGCGTGCAGGTGAAACCTATGCCTGGCTTGACCACATCAAGGGAATGTCCACACCACGCTCTGGGAACCCTTCACTTCGTAACCTAGCGGCCAACGGGGATGACCTGAATCTCCAATACGACTTCTCGACTATCGACAAGGGTTCTCCTTGGGTACAGATAGATGAAGGTACCGTGGAGCTGATTCCGGAGGAGATAGGGCTGGAACTCCCAGGGGTAGACCCTAAGAAGCCCTATAAGTTTTTGGTCACCCTGGCCAATGAATCCCAGTTCATCCGGTTTGAACTTTTCTCCCCTGACCACCAACAGCACCCTGTTGTGGTTAATGAGCCCTATGCCCTGGGTAATGGTTTTGGGAACTGTGGTATTTCGGATTACCTGGCTCCGTTCCAGAATTCCATCTCCTGGTTCCTTAACTCTCACATCTTCAACGTCAAGGGTGTGGTGAATAATAGCTTTATCTATGACCCCTCGATGGTGGAGGAAAAAGACCTCAAGAGCGACAAGCCAGGGAAGTTAATCCGGATGAAACCTAGGGCCTTCGGCGTAGACCTGAATACCTACTTCAAGCAGATTGTGGTGAGTGATGTTACCTCTGGTCACGTCGGGGATATGCAGAACCTTATGCGCATCGCTAATGACATCTCGGCCATCACTGATAATATGCGGGGACAACAGGATTCCGGTGGACGCAAGACAGCTACCGAGATTCGTGCCACCATTGAGGCCGCGTCCTCCCGCCTGGCCTCCCACGCACAGTTCATCTCTGGGGCGAGTGTGTCCCAGCTAGGTAAGCAGATGTCCCTGAATCTGCAACAGTTCCTCTCTGAGGATTTCTGTATCCAGGTGGTTGGGGATGATGGCTCCTCGTTCCCGGTGAGCATCAACCCTGAGTCCGTAGTTGGGGATTTCTACTTCCCAGTTCACGATGGCTCTCTGCCGCTGGACAAGGTTGCCTTGTTTGATATCTGGCAACAGGCCTTGACCTTTGTGGCTGGAAATCAGGCCCTCGCCCAGCAATATGACGTGGGTAGGATTTTTGAATTTGTTGCCCGGCTGGGTGGGGCTGAGAACATTGACCAGTTCCGCCTTAACCATATGCCAAACGACCAGGTACTTGCCCAAGCGCAGGCTGGTAATCTTGTCCCTGTAGGAGATATTGCCAATGCTACACAAGCTTTTTAGTTGGTGGCGTGGACGTCGGCTGAGGGGGAGTCTTCTCTCCCTAGCCAAAGGACGTTCCCAGCCATTTAGCAAAACCGAGATGGAAATGTTGGTTGGACTTCTGACTGACAAAAGATTTCCTCTTTTTCTGGAACTTCTGGAGTTGACAGTCTCGGATAAACTTTATATATATTCTAGTATAGACATCTCCACGGACGATGGTCGTGTGAGAGCTATCAAGATTCAAAACTATACACAAGGGGTTCTGAGTGTTCGCGACCTTGTGGAGAGTTTAATCGCCCAGGCTGAGACCCAGAACTCCCGCCTGGAGGAAGATAAGGAATAGGCAATATGAGTGAAATAGAGAATGGAAACCAGGAAACCACTGCTCCCGCTGGGAACTCGGTGGATGACATTCTGGCAACATTTGACTTAGAGTTTGGTTCGGAATCCCAGACCCCGTCGCAAGGCACCCCTCCCTCTGAGGGAAGCCCTGAGACCCAGGGGGATGGAAACTCCGAGCCCTCTAGCCCGGCATCAGACACCTCTTCGGAGAGCTCTGGTTCTACAGGTGCTGAGTCCCCTGACTCAACCAGTTCAACCAGTTCTACAGCTACTTCTCCTGTAGAACCCACGAGCACCACCCAAGAGGGAGCGGCTGGGCAGCAGCAGGGAACCTCCACTGGAACCCCTGCTGCCCCTGCCCCGTCTGATGCTGAGCTTAGAACTTTGATGATGCAGATACTGCAAAATCAGCAGAACCTGCAGAGTCAAAAAGAGCCGAAAGGGAAACCCGACAAGGGGGAACCTGAGGAGGACGAGGACACCAAGGTATTTGCTGAGCGAAAACCTCAGGACTATACCTACAATATTTCTCCTAAGCTCTATGCTGGCTTATTTGGCCAAGACGCAACTGAGGAAGAACGGATTGCGTGTTTGCAGGCTTTTGCCTCGGGGATTTCAATGACTGTTCACAACAACATTCTGAAATCTTTGGGCTCCTGGACAAAGGAACAATTCCAGGCCATCCCACGTGCGGTGGACTATCTGGTATCTCGCAGGGAAAAGGAAACCTCTTCTAGAAATACTATTCGAGATGACTTTTTCAAGACTTTCCCTGAGCTCAACAAACCTGAACTTACTCCCATTATTCGGAGTACCATCCAGGGTGTTGCTCAAGAAACAGGTGCCAAGGTCTGGAATACCCAGGTGAAAAACCTCGTTGGGCAGAGGGTTAAACAGCTTCTTGCGGCATATGCCCAGAGTGCTGGTTTTGCTCCTGTCCCTGCGAAGAATCCACCGGCCTTAACCCCGGCGAGTCCTGCTCCAGCGAAGGCCACAACCCCAGACCCGAATTCCACAGATGCAATTTTGGATGTTTTAAATTCTGATTATTAACTTTACTAAGGAGAACCAAAAATGGCTATTACTGGCTTAAGAACTACGGAGAATTTCAGTCCTGCTGAAGTTCGTCCTAAGGACTGGCGTGAGGGCATCCTCCTCCAGTACCCGAATGGAGAGTTTCCGCTTTTTGCGTTGACCTCTAAGATGAAGAAAGAATCTGTAACTGACCCGGAATTTAACTGGTTTGAAAAACGCCTTGATGCGCGTCGCCTTCAGGTAAATGGTGCAGTTGCCTCGACGAGTACTAAGGCTGTTACCGTTGCTAAGGATGCTAAGGTTGTTGTCAAGGGAACGCTGTTGTACAACGAGGCTACCAAGGAAATCCTTCAGGTTGAGGCTGACCCGACAACGGATACGGCCTTGACCCTGACCCGTGGTGTTGCAGGCTCGACCGCCGTCAACATCGGGGATAAGAACCAGCTCCTGGTCATCGGCACGGCTTTTGAAGAAGGCTCCCTGCCGCCGACCGGACAGGCTTACGACCCGTTTAAACGTTATAATTATACTCAAATCTTCCGTCGCACGCTGGAAATGACTGGCACGGCTAAGGAAACGGAGCTGAGAACCGGGGATGCCCTGAAAGAGGCCAAGCGTGAGGCGCTGGAATACATCTCCATTGATATTGAGCGTTCGTTCTGGTTTGGTAAGAGATTCCAGGATACATTCAATGGCAAACCGAGACGCTTTATGGGTGGTATTCTGGACCAGCTCCCTGCAGAGAATATCTTTGATGCCTCCGCTAAAACAGATGGTGTGAGCTATGATGACCTGGAAAGCTGGATGAAAGACCTCTTCAAGTATGGCTCATCTGAGAAGATGGTGTTCTGCGGGGACTTGGCCTTGTTGACCATTCAGAAAATCATCCGTCAGTCTGAGGGTTCAACCTGGCGCTGGGAACCGAGCACGAAAGAGTATGGTATGACGGTATCTCGTCTGACCACTCCGTTCGGCACGCTGGTCTTCAAGACCTGCCCGTTGTTTAGTCAGAGCACTTCCTCCGGCCTGGATACAGCCTCCCCGGTTTATGGGTTTGACTCCTACGCATTTGTGCTGGATATGGCTCACGTTAAGTATGTCTACCTGCGCAACCGTGACTTGAAGTACGAACCGAACTTGACCGAGGTTGGAATGGACGGTGAGAAGTCTGGGTACATTGCCGAATGTTCTATTAAGATTGAACAGTTGGAAGACCACGGACTTATCAAGAACCTGGCCAAAGCCAAAGAGCGGGTTTATAAGACTGAGGCTGTTGGTGCAGGCACTGGTGGTGGCGCTGGCGCCTAATTCCGGTTTGGTTTGAAGCCCTGAGGTTCGTGAGGCCCAGGGCTTCTTTTGTGTTTTCATTTGGAAAGGGGACGGCTTATGTCTGATATAACTTGGCAAGAATTCTTTGATATGGTGCTGCTTGAGGCAAACAAGGGAGATACCCTGAAAGAGGTCATCCCGGGGAAGGTTTTCCAGGCTGTCCGCTCGCTGGAACAGAACTGGAGTTATAAATGGAATGAAAAACTCCTGGAATTTCAAATTGACCAGACACTGGACAATCCAAACATCCTGGAACTTCCCGAGGACTTCAAGTCGGTTATTACTCTGAACATCTCGACCTCTGACTTCTCCTCCTGTATGGATAGCCTCCAGGCCCTTGACCCGGAAAGTTTTGCCCTGAGTGGGGGAGGTTCAGATGCCTGGGGATATTGGATTCAAAATGTTCGCTGGCTCTGGCTCCCGAAAGGTATTCAGGATAAGACTCGAGGATTCCTCTGGTACAATGCATTCACGCTGAAAAGTGAGATGTCTGGGGAGAGAACCTCGCCTATTCTGAAGTATGGTCAGGAAGCCCTGCTTGGGTTGACTATGCAAAACCTTGCTGCTTTTTGCCGGGAGCCTGCCTGGAGAGAACTCTATGGCCCGCTGACAGAACTTGGCATTAAAACCTTGCACATCGCGGATGCTGAACTTCGTCGAGCCACAGATACAGGAACGTTTGGAGGTTTGGATGGCTGAGACGGATAAACCTTGCAGCCCTTGGGACCCGATAGAACCTAGGGGCTTTTCCGGGAGGGAGGTTGGAAAGACCTCCGGGTTTCCGGTGCTTGTGAACCTGCTTCCCGGCACGGACACGAGTTGGAGAAACACTCAGGCTGACCTTCCACACTGTTTCTCTGAGGAACAAAAGACTGAGTATCTGCGGTGTATTGACAAGCCAGTCTGTGTGGATGAGGGGCTTTTTAACATCACTATCGTGCTGAATAGGGATGATTTTGTGGGCTGGTTCAGGACGGAAACTCGAGTGCAATGGATTCTCAGGGCACTGGCCAAAAGTGGGTTCTTGGCGGAGACCAGGCAGGAACTGTTGACTTCCCTGAGAGACTCCCTTTTTGGCTCAGAAATTCTTGACCTCAACTCCGTGCACTACCTCTACGGACAGACTGAAATGAAGAATCTTGACAGCGTGGTTCTTTCTACCTATACTGAGCTCAGTGATGGATTGAAAGGGAAAGAAAGCTTTGTGCTTTTGGGTACTAAGGATATCCGTGAGGCGGCTAGGATTGTAGCAGACTACTACACAATGGCCAAGCAGATTATTGAGCAAGGAGAGAGGATTGAGGTTGGGGACTTGATGAAAGCCCTGCCGACTGTCAAGCCGGAAGCCAGGATTTTAGCCCAAGAGAGTTCCACCTGGACTTCCCTGCTGGAAAGGGGCTCTGAGGGGATGGACTGCGGGGCGTCTAGAGCTCTGGCTCTCCAGACCGCTTTTGTTGAAAGTCTGCTTGCTCGAGGGCTTTGCTTGCTCCGGGTATCCAAGTCAATTTCCTCTCGGGTACTTTCCTCTGACATCCTGCGAACGTTTCAACAAATTAAATCAACAGCTACCTGTAAGATTTCCACCGAGCTGCTTGTTGCTTTCGGCTATGGAATTTCAGGTTATGGTATAGGAGAATATGGGTTATGAAAAAGAATTCTGTAAGTTGCTGTGGCACTCTTGAAGCTATTGACCTGAAGACAGGAGAAACAGTTTTCAAAGTTCACAATATGTTTGTGCAAACTGGTCTGAATGAAATTGCCAAGTTTGTCTCGAAGAAATCTCCCACTGCGCCAAGCCACATTGCAGTCGGAACTTCCAACGTCGCACCGAGTTTAGCGGATGTAGGACTGAAAGGGTCTCAGCTCGCGAGGATTGCCTTTGAGGAGGTTGAACAGACCAACGGCACGGTGAAGTTTACTGCCACTTTTGCGGCTGGTGTTGGAACTGGTGTTTGGGAGGAAACAGGAATTTTCACAGCCGCGAGTGGAGGTATTCTCTTCAGTCGTGCGGTTACGGGAACCTACACCAAAAAGGACAAGGATGAAATTAAAATCATTTGGACTTATCAATTCAACGATGCCTCTGCGGCATAAGGAGGAAAGATGGACAGAACTGTTACTGGTAAGGTAGAGGTCTGGGAGGGTTCCCTAGGTGAGGGGAAGCTCCTTGCCTGGGGAGCTAACAGGGTGGTTACTGGTGGGTTGGTGCTCCTGGCGCAAAGAATCCTCGAGGGGAATACTGTGAAACTTCCCTCGGAATTTCGCCTAGGGGATTCTGCTGCCATCACCACCGACTCAATGACTGGCCTCCAGGGGTCTACGGTTGCCACGATTCCTTGCACGGTTAGCCGGCGAGGTAATGTGCTCTCCTGGGTAGGCACATTTACCTACTCCGGTCAGGGGACTAAAGACTGCTTGGAAATTGGACTTTTCCAGTCCCAGGCGGATGGCAATACTATGCTGGCACGGTTCTTACCCCTCCAGCAATTCACAATCAAGAACGGGGTTCCTATTCGGGTAACCTGGGAAATTAAAGTAGGAGAATAGAAAATGGACGGATATGAGAAGACTCCCACGCTTGGGCTGAACAAACCTGAAAAAGGGGACTTTGACTGGGATTTACCTTTGAATGAAAACTGGGATATCCTTGACAGGGTTGGTGGCGCTCAGCTCCCGCTGTTGGCTACCATTGATTTGGACTATAAGCTCTCTGGGGATGCGGCTATTGGCTGGGCCTTGACAGGGTCGACGCTGAGTGGGAATACCTATACCTCGCTTTGGAGTGCTATGAAAGTAGCCTATGATAGAAGTACTGCCGCGAATGAAACACACTATAATAAAACCTACTCGGTGAGAACTGATGCTGTTACTGGGTGGAGATTTGTTACTGCGGATGTGTATAACAGGGCATTATCTGCCCTGGGTGATTCCTTGGGGCACGTGCTAGATACTAGTGCTAAAACTATTCGCCTTAGAAATAGTTGGTATTCTTATGATTTACCTTCACACGATACTAGATATATTGGCTATACATGGGATGAAACCCTGCCTAACGTTAAAGGGGAATTCTATGTTTCCAATGTGACCCAGGATGTTAATGGGCAACAAGCTGGTGCTAGTAAAACAAAAGGAATGTTTAAGTTTACTCAAACAGGAGGTACCACAGGTGCAGCATGGAATCCAGCCGGTGGTATCTTTACGCTGAATGCGAGTACCTTTAATACTAGTTATTCAGGTGTTTCTCCTTATAGAGATAATGCCCGGGTTCGCCCACAAAGTAAACATCTCCTGCGCTACTATAAGGTAGGCAACACCATTACCAATGTGGAGAACATTGACGTCGGGAATGTACTAAAGGAATTGCAAGCTTTATCTGTTAATTCTGCAAATGTAAGCTTAAGTAATGTATCCTCGGCTGGTAAAGCAAATTCTGTAAGTTGGGGAACACCTAATTATGCCGCAGGTATCCAAAAAACATCAGGATTTACTTCAGATAAAGCTGGTTTAGTTTTGATTATTGCTAATGTAAATGATAGAGGTCAAGCCCACGTTTTAAAAATAAATGGAACTGAAATTTTTAACCATAACTGGGGTGCAAGTTATTTAAATGGAATAGTAACTCATACTATTCCAGTTCCAGCTGGAACTAAAATAGAATATACATCTCCAACAACTGTTAAAATAATGTTTTATCCATTTAAAGGAGTTTAAACTATGTTAAAATATGCTAAAGTACTTGATAATCAGACAAAACTTTGTGAGGTTGGTATTGGTACAGATTCAGAGTTTTATCTTTCTATTGGGATGACTGAGCAAGAAGTTGAACAGGCTTATGATGGTAATTGGTATTTAATGGGTTATGCACCAGAACAGCCATTGGCCGACCTTAAACTTGCCAAGCGTGAGGAAATCAATCGTGCTCGGGATGCTGCAGAACAGGGTGGATTTTCCTACCTTGGCAAGACTTTTGACAGCGATACCATCTCGTGCCTTCGAATTTCCTGTGCAGCCCAGTCAATGGAATTGGCTCCTTCAAGTTCTACTATCACTTGGACTTGTCAGGACAATAGCACCATTGATTTGACTCCAACAGATTTGAAAGGTTTGGTTGCTACCCTAGCGATGCATTCAAATACCTGCCACGAAAAAGCTACAGCGTTGAAAGAAAAAATTGAGGCTGCACAAACAGCTGAAGAGCTTGCTGCAATAACGTGGGATTCTCTATAGATTGTGCTTGCGTAGGTCAAATATTTTTATTAAAATTATTATGTAGTTAAAATCAATATAAAGGAGATAAATCGTGAGTATAGATAATAGTTCTCAATCCAATCCTAACATTTCAATCCAGACCAATGGCCAAACACCAGTGGAACCTCTTGTTGTTGGTAATGCTAATACCATTTGTAGGGTTCTCTGCTTCTTTTGCTTTATTATTCTTCTCCTGGCTTTTTGGCTAGGCCTGACTGTTGGTGAACTTAAGTCCAGAGTTTCATTCCTCGAAGACATCGTTATCAATGGTGTTTATACAATTTCAACTAATAAATAGGGAGATAGCCTATGGTTGATAAATTAAAAGAGTTTGATGAACGAATACCAACGCTGAAAGAAGACCAAGGCTTGGATGATAGGATTCCTCAGATTAGAAAGAATCCAGGTACTTTTCCAACATCTAAGGGTAAATATTCTGGACGCAAGTTTGGAGGCTCAAAAGGGTCTGCACTTGGCAGGCTGTATGCCAAACAAAAAGGAATTACAATTCAGCGCAATGCTGATGAAACCTGAGGACCTCAATGGGAAGCAAATACCAACCTGGACTTGACAGCACCAAGGGTTGGCTAAAGAAAGCCTCCTTGGGTGAAATAACCGAGGTACTCGAGAAAAGTGGACTATCCAGAGTCAAGATGGATATGATTCTTCGCAGGTATTGTAATGAACAGCGCAGACTTCACGCCTCGACAGACCTAGGTATGAGTGAATCCTCACATAGTCATAAGATGACTGAAGCCTTGAACCGACTCAGGGCAACATTAAAATGGCTCGGGCTGATTGATTAGGGCTGGGTAACGGAATTGCATTTGGAAATGCGCCGTCCCAGCCCTCTTTTTATGTCCAGCCCAAATTTCCCAGGCCTATTTCCTTTCCTCCCTTGCACATATCCGCCACAATATTGATACAACAAAATCTAATTTTCGTGCCATACTTTTCTTGTAATAACAAAGGAGGCACAAATGTTTAATCTTCAATCTTTAGTAGCTATGGCCTCGCAGGCTATGCTCAAGAAACTTATCTCTTCAGACTCAATGTATTCTCAGTGGAACACCTTTTGTAAAAAGTGGGGTCTTCCGCAGACTTCGCGGGCAGAGTTTGACAACCTTGTCAGCCAGTTTAATTCGACCCCAGCAGACCAAAAGATGGCCCAGCTCCAGAATGCAAACCCTGAAGCTTTTCAAAAGTTCCTGGGTGGGATGTTGAACAAGTGAGTCCTGAGTTATTACTCCTGATTAACTTTTTCTAGGAGAAAACTTATGACTGAAAACTATGATGGGTTCGGCGGTTCTGGAATCTTCTTTGCCTTTTTGATTTTCGCCCTGTTTGCCTTCGGAGGCAATGGCGGAGGTTGGGGCTGGGGAGGCCGTGGAGGTGCCCTGGGTGGAGCTGGCGCTGTGATTGCAGATAATGGAATCAACTCCCAGCTGGATAACATCCAAGCTCAGAACTTCTACAATTCCCTGAATAATGGTATTGCAGGTATTCAAAGTGCTTTGTGCCAGGGCTTTGCAGGTATCAACCAGACGGTTAATAACACTGCCGCGGCTGCTGCTTTGCAGACTTCTGCTCAGACCCGCGAGATTGTAAATGCCATTGTAACTGGTAATGCAGCCCTCTCCAACAAAATCGACCAGAACACGATATCTGCCCTGCAGACCGAGAATGCTCGCCTGTATGCAGATAAAAGCAATTTGCTCCAGTCGATTAACTTTGGCGAGAGATTCTGTGGACTTGAGAAACAGCTGGCGGCTTGTTGCTGCAGCACTCAGAATGACCTTAACCTCATTTTGTCCAAGCTTCCGACAAGTGGAACTGCGGCTGCGTAAATTTATATCAAAGGGGCTGGTGTTACCTTTCAGGCCAGCCCTGAATTTCAAGGAGACTTATGATGGGATGGTGTAGAGAACTGTGCGAGTTTGCCAGGGAAAAGAAAGTTGAAACTTCCAGGCATCTCGCAATGATGGAAATACTGGCTGAGATGGCCGAGATGGGATATGAAAGCAATCCTGGGCATTGGGAGCACAAGCGGGAAAAGGCCGAGAGCTTAATCTATGGTTATCACTTTACCAAGGACGGCGCGGAAAAGGCAGTGGCTCGAATGAAGAACAAGGATGGAAGTTCTGGTGCCTATTGGACTCTCGAGGATGTGGAAAAGGTTGCGGCCTCGATGGGCATAGATTGGGGATGCAAGAACTACAACATCTATGACCTTTATTACACGCTGAATATGGTGCGGAGCGATTATTATAAGGATGGTCAGGCACCGCAGTATTATGCCGACCTGGCGTTTGACTTCCTCGAGGATAAGGATGCTCCCGAGGGGAAAGCTAAAAGATACTACCTCGCAATGCATTGTGCAGAATAATCAGGAAACCCTCCAGCCTGATTTAAGAGCCTGTTGATTTGAATATTGACAGGCTCTTTTTCTTGCTCCACGATAGGGGAGAAAGGAGATTCTAAGATGATTGATGCTTTACAATTTTTGATTGCAGGTTTGGCTGGTGGCTTTCTCAGGAGGCTGTTTGGTGGAGGCTGGAAAGAGGTGCCCCTCCTGAGTTCTCGTGGTGTGCAGACGGTGTTGATGGTAGCTGGGATGGGACTTTGCCTAGGGTTGGATATGTCCAATTTGGCCTTGGGAATTCCAATCCTCCTTTGGTTACAATTTCAGTTTTGGTCTCGCGGACACGGATGCTGTTTTGACCTTGGCAGGGGAGGGGAACCTGACCTCAAGACAGTGGAACGGTATAAAGAGAGATGGTATCATTTTCCCTTGGATTGGCTCTACTCTAGGGTTGGTGCTAAACCCTATGACTTTTGCTATGATTTTCTCTATATGTTCCTCAGATATTCCTGCCCGATGCTCCTAGTGGCGCTTGTATTAAAAGACCCTATGTGGCTCCTTGTAGGCTTGCCCATTGCCAACATCTATGCTTTTTGTTGGTCGCTGTTTGAACTTTCCCCCTGGGTTGCTAATATCCTCCCCTCCCCGTTTAACCGTTCCACAGCCCTGGCAGAATTCTTCTCAGGATTCTGGGTTTTCGGGTGGTTGACACTCTGCTCAATTCCATCTTGACAGGTAGGCCTTTTTCCACTATTTTGAAATAAAAGAGGGAGACAACTATGCCAGGATATTTGGAAATAATTTGGTCGCTAAATGCAATTTTACTTAGCTGGATACTTTCGCAGTATTTTGCTCTGCGCAAGGAAATCCAGATGATTAACCTTAGCTTGGTCAAGCACTATGCCACAAATGAGGCGATTGAGAAACTCATAGGGAATCAGAACAAAATGCTCGATACCCTGACTCAAATCAAGATTGACCAAGCTACTATTTTTGAGAGGATTGAACGATTCCATGCAGAGAAGAAAAGAACCATACAAACTGAGTCAGAGGAGCCAGGAACGACTGGTTGGCGTTGACCCTAGGCTGGTTGCCCTCATCCAGGAAGCCCTACATTACGTGGACTTCTCGGTGATTGAGGGGCTGAGAAGTGAGGAGACCCAAAAGGCCTACGTAGCTACTGGGGTAAGTAAAACCCTCAAGTCTAAGCATCTCGACGGCCTGGCTGTTGACCTCTATCCCTGGCCTTGCCCCAAGACCCGAGATGGGTTGATTGACTCTAACTCGAACGCTTGGAACGTCCTGGCTTTCTACCTGGGCTATTGCGCCGGGAAGCTGGGACTTAATATAACCTGGGGTGGCACGTGGAAGTCCCTCGTTGATAAACCCCATTTTGAACTGGAGGATTAGAATGTATGAATTTTTTAGTTACGTTTCTGAGAACTTTGAGTCTCTTGCTACTATTATTGGTAGTGTGGTGGTTGGTAGTTCTGCTCTTTGTGCCCTTATTCCAGGTGCTGGCTGGCTGAAAAAGCTGCTGGCTATCCTGGCCCTCAATGTGCGCAATGCCACACCTGAGGATATCGCCAAAGGGAAAAAAGCTATTGACCTTGCGAAAGAATTAACCAAACCAGAGGAAAAGAAATGAGTGAAAGGTTAGTACGAATTGACGAGCTGGCTTCAGGCTATACGCCTGACTTACCCGACCAGAAGCCTATTCTCTGGGAGGATGGGAGAGGTGTGCTCTTTATAGATAGAACCCTCCAGCCTATGCCCGGGCAAATTCCGTTGATGTCAGCAGGTGTCCCTGTAAATGCAATTTGCGGTGCTGGTGATTTAATCTTCCTTGGCACGACCAGTTCAGTACTAACCTATTCACTTACCACAGCGGAAATTACTGATGTAACCCCTCAAGGACACGTTGCCTCAGGGGATTGGAGTTTCCAGCCGTTTGGTAAATGGGTTTATGCTGTTCACGGGGAAAAGCTCTGGGTATGGAAACCTAGGGATGACAATCAATACATCCTGGATGAAACCGGGGAGCCCACGGAGGAAAAGAACCCGGCGTACTGGCCTTATAGCACTATGCAGGAAGTTGAGAACTTCACGGCCAGAGGTTATGTGCCAAAGTTTCTCCTCAAGTGTAAGAATTTCCTGGTAGCTGTCTGTGCGGACTCGGTGCTCTGGTCTGATGATGATAACCCGGACTATTGGACACCCGAGCAGGGGAATATGGCTGGCGACTTGTTTATTAGGGACATCCAAGGGGAACTGGTTGGTGGTGTTGCGCTGGATAACTTTATGCTCCTCTGCACGAATAGAGAGGTTGTCAAGGTAAGCTACATCTCCCGGCCTTATATTTTCAGCTATGGGCTGTTGTATAAAGGTGCTGGGTGTTGGAACTCCCGTTCAATCTGTGTGGCCAACAAGAGTATCTTTGCTTTTGGGCCTAATGGTATTTGGGTGTCTGATGGTAGCGGCATCACCTTTGTGGATAACGAGCGAGTTGGTGCGACACTGAATGAGCGCTTGGACTTGAACCGCACAGGAAGTTGTTTCTGCGCAGCTTGGGGAATTCTCCAGCACGTCTTTTTCTTCGTCCCGGTGCAGAGTGCAGATAATGCCGAGCTGCTTTGCTTTGGATTTAATCTGGGGAACAATACCTGGACACTGCTCGATTGGGACAGATACTGTGCTTGGGAACAATACTGGGTTTCGAGCGACGGCACGCTCTATGTGGATGACCTTAAGAATGCTCTTAATCAAGGCCAGGCGGAGGGTAAACTTCCCCTGCCTGAGGACGCTGACGGGCAGATTGGAATGACCTATGAGGGCTACGGGCAGGTAAGCTATGGAGGTAAGATATGGTGTCAGGTTTAGGAAATGTCTACGTTGATGGGCAGTTGATTTCCACTAATAAGGGAGACCAAGAACTCTGGATTGAAAGTAAGGATATTGAACTCAACACCCGAGGGCATAAATACATAGACACTTTTAATGCGGAGATGAAGAACTCCGGTTCCTCCACTGCGAAGATTAAATTGGGCTGGAGAGACCGCCTCGAAGACCCGATTAAGTGGACTGACTGGTTTCCTCTCAGTGATTTGGATAACCTTTGCTGGACGAGAATCACAGGGAGGTTCTTCCGTATTCGCATTGAGGATGTTGGCGCGGAAACTATTTGGAAATTATCTGCCCTGGAATTCTTCGGGCAGCAAATGAACGGGAGACTCTAAAATGGCAGATTTTTCAAACCTCCCGAGTCCGGAGGAATATCAGGACTGGCGTTCTTGGGCTGCGATTGTGGTAGGGAACCTCCGTGCCCAGCAGGCCAATCCGCAGGTGGTCAATCTTGGGCTGTATATTTGGGACTCCAGTAAGCCAAGAAATGGTCTACCCCCTGCAGTGGACGGCGACCAGATTAGGGTTAAAAAGGACGGGAAGATTTACCTAGGGGTTTACGATGATGACAGTGGATGGATTTTATACAGTCCCCAAGGATAGAGCAAACTGGCTGTTTGAGGTGGACTTGAATGCCCTGGGTGTAAAGTGGCTTTGTCTAAGAAGATATGGCTGCTATGCACTTTTCCTTCAGGGGAATGGCAGGGCCGAGGCCCATTGGACGTGCTTGCCTAGGGTAGATGTTTGGAATGCCCTGAGGTTTTGTCGGGAGGTTCTGCCTGTGGCGAGGAAAATCCTGGGGGTTCCAAAGTTCTACGGCCTAACCCCGGTGAATAACCTCCGGGCGCTCAAAATGGCCAGGCTTTTAAAATTTCGTCCACTGGGATTTAGTAAGTTTAACAATATTGTTTGTCTAGTTAGTGTAAAGGAGTTTGACAATGGGTAGTGTTGTTGGTGCTATTACAGGGCACTCTAACGCAAAATCCGAGAACAAGGCGAACGCTGCCTATGCGGCTGAGCTTAATGGAGTGCGGAATCAGATTAGAGATGCCTATGCGGAAGCCCAAAAAGGCTGGGTGGATTATATCCCAGAACTTCAACAGGGTATTTCAGGGAATATAAATTTTGCAAATCAGATTGCAGGGAGGAACTCTGCATATAATCAGTATCTGGGAAATGAGGCCGCAAATAGTCTTGGGCTGGGTTATAGAAAGGCTACGGAAAGCATTGCTCCGCAACTGGAGGGTGAAACCTATAACCTCATCAAGAAGACCCGAGATGAACTCATCCCTGCGGCGAGAAGTGCGGCTATTGATGCTGGTGCTTATGGGGGAAGTAGGGATTACCTCACTCGGGAGAGAGTTCAGGAAAACCTGGAAAATCAGATTGTTGCTCAGGCCGCGGCGGATATTGCGAACCAGAGGGCACAGACCCCGGCACTGTTGGGTGCGGATGCCAACTCGGTCAGCAATTATCTCAACACCGGCACGGCGGCGAATAATCTACTCGTCAATGCTGCCAATCAACAGCAACAAGCCGATATGGCTAAAACTAATTACCTGTGGGATTTGGCTATGGCCTATGGTAGTGCTATGGGCGCGAGCCAAGCGGCATATAATAAACAAACCAACCCGTGGGTTGCAGGACTTCAGGGTGGATATAATGGCCTGGGCTCGGATTTGAAGATGATTTCTAGTATCTTTGGGCTAGGTGGTTAAGGAGATGACAGATGGTTGATTTGATTCCAAGTTTTTTAGATAATCAAATACGGGAATATTTCTCCCAGGAAGAGGTTCAGAACCGGGTGGAGAATAGTCTCCCCTACAAGTTGGCTCAACAGGGACGGCAAGTTGCTCAGGCCATCAATCAGGGTCTTGCTAAGCAGGGTGCAAAAGAGGGGCTGATAAAGGACAGAAGTGAACTTCCCAATAGGAACACGGATAGACTGCCCTACCCCGGCCAGCACGTTGTTGACCCTTTTGGTGCCGCTGTCGCTGCAGGGGATTACATTTACCACGCTGCGGAAAACCCTCAAAATGCAGGAGAGTTTGGACTCTCCTGGGCTGCGAACACAGGGGAAAGCATCGGGGATTATATTCTGAGCCTGTTCGGTGCTGGGGAAGACAAGGAGGGCACTCCAAAGAAAACCTGGCTGGAAACTTACCTTGCCCAGGGTGGGCCTGGAGGTGGTGCTGGAATGGTGGCCGGAGGTCAGGGAGGGGAAGGGATTCCCTTTCCGGAGATAAACCTAGGGATGCGGGACATTGATACCTCTAAGGTCAAAGCCCCTCAGTATGAGGGAACTCCCTATAATGTCTGGGATGTCCTTGCGGCTGGTTTTGCCAACGCGGACTTTTCGGGGAAACTCCCTGACTTCTCCAAGGCCGTGAATGAGATGAACCGGATTACGGCTGAGGGTAACAAGTCTGTCACGGATGCTAAGAATGCTACTGAAGAAGCCCGGGCATCTGCGGAAAGATGGCAGGTGGCTCAGGAATTCGCCAAGGAGGAAATGCGCCAACGTAATGCCCTCGCGCAAGCCAATATGGCCCTGGCTAAATGGCAGGCTATGCAACCTCGTGCACTAGGTGGAAATAAAACCTACTGGCGGGATGCCAACGGGAATATCCACTGGGAGCAGCTGGACAAGCAGGGCGAGGCAAGAACCCTTGGGCAGAATGCCGCGCTAAGTGACTTGGCTCAGATGTCAGACAAGGAACTCAGTCGGATGACCCCGAAGAAGATAATGCAGAGGGCGCAACAACAAAGCCTCTTGCTCCAGGACAAGAATTCTCAAATTCCATTTATGCAGAACTATTACATTCAGGGTCTGCAGATGATTCAAGGAGAGTAGTATGGATGACAAGCTGAAATATTTTGAGAATCTGGCTAAGAGCCTAACGTGGAACTCTACGTTAGGCCTTTTTGGGCTAGATAACCCGGACGAGGATGTGCAGGAATGGGAAGCGGAGAATCCCAAGGCGGCGTTTATCTCCCAGGTGGCACCTCTCGCAGCAGGGACGGCCAAAGCAGCAAGTGTGTTGGCTAAGGGGACTCGCTATGGGAAGTGGGCTCGAGGACTGGCCAGCGTGGAAAATACAGCCAAGGCGCCGTTCCTTTCTCGGCTGGGTAGTGAGGCTGCCTTGCTTGCTCCAATAGAGGTGGGACGTCAGGCTATAGGTCTGGGACTTCAAACAGCAAACCCTGAATGGGAGGGAGGCTCTCTCGGGGAGCGCACCACGGAAGCACTGGTGGATATTGGTGCGGGAGGGGTACTCGCGGGTGGACTTGGATGGATTGCCTCAGGAGGAAAACGAATCCGTGTACCTAAGCAATTCGCAGATATCTCGAGTAAAAATTCCTGGCAACAGAACCTCCGAAATGCTCAGGCAAAAGTAGGCACTGTGGAACCGGAGCTGGAGGGGGAGCTCAATAATACCATCCTGGGCCTAGAACACAGGATTCGGGAAGAGTCCCGAGACCATATGATTGGAGAACTAGAGGGAAGTGAGAAGTGGAAAGCCTTGAACTCGGTGCTCCGAGGGACGAACTCTGTGAGAAGCAGAGCATTTTCTCCTAATAAAGAAATTGGGTTTAAGAGTTTAAGCGAACTGGAGCGCACGGTTGGGGAACTCAAGGGCAATGGTACTCTCACGGAGGATTGGCTGGAATATGTGCAATTCCCCAGGCTGGTTAGTGCCCAGGGAAAGAAAGCCATCACCCGGCTGGACAATACCATCCAGGGGAACCTTGCCGAGGTGGGTAATGGCTGGAGGCTTGGGAAGGAGAAAGATGGGCTCTATGTCATCGCCCGGAAGACTGGTAAAGAGGGTAACTGGTTTGTAGCCAAAACTGATGACCCTGCACACTTTATCCCTGAACAGGGGAACCTCCTCAAGATTTCCAATTCCGATGCCTGGAGAGACCCGGAGACTATCTATAAAGGGATTGGGGACTCCGATGCGGTGCTGGACAGGGCACTGAGATTTTCGGACACCCTGGGTGATGGCACTGATATTCCCTCCCTCGCTGAGGCTAAGGGGTTCCAAGGAGCTAAGAATATTGCTCGGAAACTTGGTTGGGGTGCTATTGAGGACTCGGAGCTGATAGGCAACGTGGCTAGCTTTGCAAAGAGAAATTTCTACCCCACAGCCTTCAAATTTAAGAACTCCCCGCTGGCCAGGAAAATCTATGCGGTGGCGCAGAACACCCGGGACAATGCGAGGAGAAAGGCACAGGAACTCGTTTATGGTCGGCCGCAGGTTGGAGAGGATTCCCTCTTTAAGGTAGTGTCTGGAGGGATTAAAAGGGATGACCCTAGGGCTTTCGCGAATATGGTAAGGCAACTTGCCACGAAGAACCCTCAGGGGTTTGACACCCTGCTCAAAATCATAGATGATGAGATTCCTTTCAGTGATGTGCTCATCAGGCCGGAGCTGGTCAATGCCCTTGGCGCTGATGGGCTGGACACCCTTCGCGCACTGAACACTCTCCACGATAAGGCCATTCAGGAACTCACCACCAGTGCAGGAAAACTCTACATCCCAGATGCTAAGATGTTCCCGCTGAGAAAAGGTCACTATGGGATTAGCCACTATTGGCAAGGCTCCCTCCGGCAGGCTATTCTCAATGACAAAGGGAACCTGGTTTACATCGTGAGCGGGGATAATAAAAAGGCTGTGCAGAAGATGGCCAAGGGGGTTATTGACAAGGCAAAGGAAAACGGTGGTAACTGGAGACTTGGGGAGTTCTGGATGAAAGACAGAGCGCTGGACCTCAGGCAGGAGAAACTTCTTTCCGGCACGGATGACTTTGCCCTGGCTAATAACTTTGCAGCGCAGTATGCAGGGGCTCACCCAGATGTGGCGAAGTCTAGCTTTTTCTTCCCACGGTCTGGGGTTGGAGGTTACAACCGGGCACGCACGGCGGAAGACCTCATTGAAAATCTGAGCTACTCCCTGGAAAACAAATACATCTGGCTGGCCAATGAAATCAATGATAGGGTGCTGGCAAAAGACATCGCCACGCTGGGTATTGATGACCCCAGGACAGCGGTGATGTTGCAAGATACCCTGAGTGTCCTCAAAGGGGAACAGGGTGTGTTTAGCCAACTGGTCAATAAGACCACGGATAGCATCCTGGCACCTGTGTTGGGGACGGACTCCGCGAGTAGGATTGTCCGGAGCATCAACACGGCGAGTGCACACCTGGACTTGGGTTTTGGAAACCTGGCCTATGCGCTGGCAAACATCCTGCAGCCCATTACCACTGTGCTGCCACAGTTGGCTCTTCTCAGGGAATGTCCGCAAGCTCTCCAGTGGGCGTATGACGGGGTTCCCCTCATTGCTAAAAGCGGTAAGGGAATGGTCGCGAATACCTTGAGTCCGCTCAAAATTATGTGGGAGAGCCTGAAACTTATGGGCAACCCGAAAGTGGAACAGGGGTTCTCGGAATTTATGGAGCAGATGGTTCGGGATGGGGCACTGAGCCCGAGGTTCATTGAAAGCTATATTGGAGAGAACTCCGGGCTAGGTCAAGGCCTGGCAGACTCACTGAAAAAGGGAGACTATTCCGGGATGCTCAGGAATATGGCCACTATGCTCCCGACATTCTCAGAACAGGCGTCCCGTGGCTATGCTATGACCGTGGGGTATAAGCTATTTAACTCGATGGCCAAGGCGGGGATGATAACCAAGGAGCAGGTGTACCTAGGAGCTAAAAAGTTCACCGAGAACACGATGTTCCAATTCGCGGCTAGTGATAGGGCTCGCGTGCTGCAGGGGCCAGTTGGTCAGGCCTGGGGTCTGTTCAAAAACTGGACTATGCACTACGTGGGCTGGCAGATGCAATACCTTGATGCGGGGTTGCGATATGGAGCCTGGAAACCCTATATGTATAGTAACCTGGCGACCTCCCTGCTTGGTGGTATGGGGAGCTCGGAAATTGGAGCTACCCTTGAAAGATTCACCGAGTGGGCGGCAGATGATAAGATGAGTAATTTGCTGTATGACAGGTGGGGAAATGGAGCGGAAAGTAATTTTCTCCTCTATGGCATCCCTGGGGCGTTTGGGTTCTCCCTGCAATCCCAAGTAAACAGCCCGTTTCGTGACCCAGGTGAGGAAACCCAGCGCTTTATGGGGTTTGTCTGGGGGCAAAGGCTCAAGGCGTTGTGGAATGGCCTGGATTCGGGTATTGACTACTACGCCACGACGGGACAGAATCCTGCCGGGGACAGAGGTTTCCAACAGGGTATGATGAGGGCGCTCAGTCCAAAGATGCTCTATAGAACAACCCAAGTGGTCAATGATACCCTCTACGCGAGTACTGGGACTAAGATTGCTGACCTCACGCCGCTGGAAAGCCTGGCATATCAGTATTTCAACATCACCCCTACAAGGGTAGACCAGGCCTTTAAGATTTCAAATGAAATCTGGAGGGATAAAGACAAGCGGGCTAAACTCACGCAGAGCTACGCGGAGGTATTCACAAATGCCCTGGAAAGTGGAGATGGCCGGCTAATGTTTACTATTGTGCAGAGGGCCCTCCTCGACGGGGTGGATGTGGGGAATATGGTGGACAGCGCCCAGACTCGCCTTGAGAACCGGCAACTCACACCCCTACAGAGGAATGTGGACTACTATGGGGTCTGGGGAACCACGGCTGGGGAACTGGGATTGTGAGGAGAGAGTGAGACGGCTCACTTCATCGGGATATGGGACGGCTCGGAAATTTCCCCACACAAACGCAAAAAGAAACGGGAGGCACAACTTTACCTCCCGTTAATTTATTGCCCAAAACCGGCAAAACAAACCGCCATTACGCCGTTTAAAAATCCCGTTTGTTATTCCAAAAATCCGCAATTTGGCGGTGCACCATTTCCTCTGTAAGCCCACCCTCAACAAGTGCTTTTGTATTCAACAGCTGGAGCCAAAACACCAGGCGGACGAAGGAAAGGCAGAGGGCATCCTTGCCCTTTTGAAAGTAGAGCTCCCGGCAGGACAGGGCCTCACGGGATATGGCACTCAGGATGTCGGGGAGGGAAACTCCTGGCTTACACGCACGGGCATAGGCCTGGATTTCTTCCGGACTAAAGTGGCGGTAGGACGGCTGGGCTAGGGTGTTCTCAGGGTTCTCGGAAACCCCAAGTCCATCCTCGATGTGAATTTCTATCATAGATGTTCTCCTTTACATAGGTTTGTTTAAATCTACCCCGGCCTTGAAATGGCGAAAACCTCTCTGGCCTAGGGCGTTGATTGAGCCTTTAGGGGCTTCTGTTTCCTCGATGTACCCGGCATTGAGGAGGGTGTCGATGAAGTAGGAAATCCTGTGGGTCGGAATTTTGGTAGTGAGGATTTGGACAAGCTTACGCTCTGGGAATACCGGCGTGCGGAGGGTCATTCGGACAATGGCCAACTTGATTTCATCCATAACATCCTTGTCGGACTCCTTACTCATATCTCGGAAGATTTCAGGCATATTGGTTTCAAGTTCCAGGAGCCACTCCTTAGCGAGGGCTAGGATGGGCTGGGTGATGAGGAGGGTTCCCTGAGCGGCCGCGAGGCACATAGCTATTTTGAGCCAATGAACCGGGCGGCGAGCAACGTAGGAAGCCAGGCGTGGATGATAGGGCACTGGTGCCATCTTCTCATCTATTATCCAGGTGTCCAGGAAGTCAAGAGCCTCCTCGGTAAAAGTCATTTGGCCTTGGATACCAACGAGGGCCTCCACTGCTGGGCGGTACTTGGCTAGAGGGAACTCTGGAAGGTTCAGCCGGTCGCGAGTACGAAGAACCTCGGCCCTCCAATCGTAGCAAAGAACCAGACGGGAACAGAACCCTAGAGACCAAGCCTCCTCAGGCAAGACGTTGTTGAGGAAACTTGGCTGGGTTCCGGAGATGAGATTTAGGACTGGGAAATCCAGGGTGTTCTTACCACCGCCCCTGGTCATCTCGGAGAAGGAACTCGGGCAATCCCAGAAATCATTAAGGACATTCAGGACGCTCAGGTCATAGGCCTTCATATAAGTTCCATACTCGCGAGGAGCAACAGAAAGTGGGTGGGTTACCAGAGTTTCCCCAAAGGGGCCTGACACAGGACTGGAACAATCCTGCATAAAATCCAGGAGTCCGGGGATGGTTGTAGTTTCATCCCCAATGAAAATCTTCTCGGAAAGTTTCCAGAGCTCCTCTACTCTTTTCAGCACGATGGACTTTCCCACACCAGGAGGACTCACCAGTAGAATATACTGGTTGGCGAAGAGTTTCCCCTTGCCAATATCACACCAGACCCGGCGCTGAAGAAGGCCGGCTACCATAGCGATAGCGGCCCAGCGACGGAAAAGCTCTGGAGATTCAGTTCCCCGAGTGTCCTGAACAAACTCATCTATTAGGTTTCCAGTTGAGAATGTTGTTCTCGGGAAAATGTCTACGTTTTCTTTCGTCATTACCTTTATACTTTCTTACACCATCTGGGTTCTTTTCCGGGTTCTTCTTGTCAAAGTGAGCCCAATTCCATCCAACCTCAGCATCCACGCCAATAATCATAGTTCGCCCGTCAATTGGGACTGGGAATATCATCTCCTTCAGGATTTGAGGTAAGAGCTCATCCTCGCGGTTCTCAGGATACTGCACGACAATAGCATCGTGGACTTGGGCGATGAGCTGAACATCGTGCCCCTGGAATTTCTTTTGCACCTTCCACGCGGCAAAGTTCAGGGTATCGGCGATGGTGCTCTGAGGTTCGTACGCAATAGCCTCACGCCAGGTTGCTGGTTCGTCTGGGCGGGAGAAAAAGATTCGCTCACGACCATAGCAGGTGGTAACCTTTCGTTCAAACTGGACGGATTGAATTACCCGCTTGTGCCAACGTGGAATGCCAGGAAATTTCTCAAAATATTTCTGCTGGAATTCCTCAATAATAGGGGTGGGCATATGAAGATGTCCTGCCATTGTCGGGGGAGTGCCGAAGTAGTTTGTCCCGTGGCCTCCCTTTTTCGCCATATCTCGGATGGATAATTCTCTATAAAATGGGGTGTTGGAGGCAATCTCCTTGTCCTTTTTAATGTCCCCTGTCCACGGCAGGTCGTGCCAGACGAGCCGGGCCACGACGGTGTGGGCATCGCCCTCATCGCAGGCCTTGATGTAATTCTCATCCCCGGTGATATACCCTACGGCCTTGGATTCCGCCGCCTGGAGGTCAATGTAGGCAATTTTCATTCCCGGGTCGGCTACGAAGATTTCTCGGAGGGAGTTCGTGATGTTTTGGAGATTAGTTCCTGTGCCAAGGGCGGAGGTGCTGGAGTTCCAACGTCCGGTTTCTGTGCCGGCCACGGAATAGGAGCACCGGATTCTACCATCCGGGTCTATCTCCGTGCGGAGGACGGAAAGAAGTTTCCCTAGGTCGTGGAGGATAAGAACCAACTTGCACAGCGGACGGGCATAGAGGTAGGAGTCGATAAGTTTCTCCATCGCACTGCGGTCGGTGGTAACCTTGCCCCGGAACATCACAGGGGCGCAACCCAGGGCCTCGTAGAAGAACTCCTTGAGTTGAGCTGGGGAATTTGGATTAAGGTCTTTGTCCCACACAGCATTGGCCAGGATGTTCAACTTGGCCTGGTAATAGTTGTAGTCCTGCTCAAGTTCCTCAATTTTGGAGTGCACCTTTTGGCGGTCAACGAGGAACCCTCGGAACATCATTTCCAGGGCCACGGCCTGGGAGCTAAACTCCCACTTATAGATGGTGGCTGTGTTGGTGTTGAACTGTGTTTTAAGTTTTTCCCAGATTTCATAGGTAAGACAACAGTCAAGCCCATTGTATACCCACAGGTTAGTAGCCTCGTCATCTGGCACGAAGCTCTCTGTCTTGAATTTTAACATAGGTCTAGTGACTCCTCTCAGCTTTTAGGTTGTTCAAATTAAGGGACTGGGTGGAAAGTTCCAACTTCTGGAGTTGAAGTCTGAGCTTGTAGTAGGTCAGGGCCTCGGCAGGACCAAGTCCGTCCCAACCGTCCCGAGGGAAAGAAAGCTGGAGAGAGGAGTGGCGAAGTAGCCGGGAAAGGAGTTTGGCTTTCTGGGCCCGGGAAACTAGTCCCCATCGGGTTGGTTCTCCAGGACTGGGCACGACAGCCCAACCGAGGAAATGCTTGGACTCAGAAAGAATAACTCTCTTCATTTTAAAACCCTCCAGTTTTCTTTCATAATAATTCCGGCGGGACAGTTTGTCAAGCCCCTGAGATTAGGTTCCCCGGGATGTGAATTGGTGGAACCTCGAGGCGGATGTTATCCAGGGATGCAAGCCCTTCAAACTTCACTCGTGCCCAACCCACAGGGGTGAACAGGGAAAGGAACTTCTCTCGGGGAAGATGCTCCAGGCCGAATGGGGTGTAGAAATCTACCTCGCGAGAAGAGTTCCTGATAAGGCGAGAGGTCAGGGAATGAAGATAAACCAGCTCCCAATGACCATTAACCCTATGTGCCCAAACACTTCCAGGAGAAAAGAACTCACTTTTCCTCTCCGGTTTCAGAAGTTTCGCTATCTGTTTGTCTGCTTGAATTGTATCTCTCACTGAACTCTCCCAGGTTGTCAAGGTGAATTAAACTAGTTATAACCAGCAATACCCAAAATATTGCCAGGATGAAATCAATAAAAAGCTCTCCCATTATTTCAGGTCCTTTTCTTCAAATCGCCTCATAAGTTTCCACGAGGCCTCGTTGGTGTAAATACTGCCCATAAATCCGAGGGACTTGGGAAGTTCCTCATAGAGGCAATGGTGCATTATCATAGTGTCATCCCGAAAACCGAGGGTCTTGATGTTCATAACCCGCCAGAGGTATTGAATATCATACACCCCGTTTTGGAGGACCTTCTCGATGGAGGGGTTTTGACAGATGTCCCGGACAAGCGCCCAGGCGGAAAGCTCATCGAGGAAACTCCAATAGTTCCAATCCTCTTTGCGGCTGTCGGTAAAGGGAATGGTGATGGAGAAGGTGGGGGAAATTCCAAACCCTACGCAGGTGATTTGCCCATCCTTGGTTTCTATGTCGAGGGTGAGACGGCTCCTTTCATTGAGCAACTTCCTACATTCCGCCAAGTCCTCTTTCGTCTCTGGAATCCACACTTCCCTCTTTGGTCGGTTGATTTCAGGGAACTCCATCTCCCTCGCTGCCTTGAGGAGGTCAGCCCCGGCAATTACTTTTTGAGAATAGTCCCGGATGATGGTAACTGGATGGTAGGTGGGCAGGACCTTGAGGCCCGGCACAAGGGTGGATTCCATACAAGTTCCCCTGATTGCGGTGAACTTACAGGTGTCCATCAAGGCCCAGGTGGAGAATGAGCCAAGACAGAGGCAGAGGTTCGGCTTGAGCTCTCGGATGCGAGAAAGGCAGGTTTCAACCTGAGGGAGCTTGGAGGGGAAAAGATACTTGCCACTTTTGATATAACCCCTGGAATAAGGTTTTCCAAAGAGCTCCTGGGATTGACTTTCGGCCTCTTTTTTATTCAGGCAGAACTCCTCAATCTTTCCACTCCCGGGACGCTGGGTGAGGACGGGGATTATTTCCAGGTCGGAAAGCTGGATGCCCGCCTGAGAGCAGATGTCCCAGAAAATCCTCCCTGTTTCCCCGGAGAGGAGTCTCCCTGTAACAAGGTCGGTCTTGCCAGGGAACTCTGTTACAACTACCAGCTTAGTCATCGCAGGGCTCCCAAGACAGGGTTCCATTAGAGAGGCTGGAAAGGATGTTCTCCCCTATGCGTTGGGCCTCGGAGGGGGTCAGGTCCACCTCTCCCGAGTCCAGGGTGAGCTCCCCAGTGGAATCCTGAGTCCATTTCACATTGACCTCCACTGGGGACTCTTTAAAGTCCCCACCTCTCCATACTGTCGTGAAATAACTTCCTTTTTTCATCATAGGTCTATCTCCAAATCAATATCCAGGTTTGTTGAATTTTCTGCAATCTTCTCGTCGTGAAGCCAGGCTTGAGCTTTGGCCGCAATCTCTGGGTCAATTTCCAATCCCAGGGCTTGTTCCACACCATAACCCAACGAGGCCATAATTGCTGTGCCACTGCCACACGTCGGGTCGAGGAGGCGAGTGTTCCCATCACAGAAGGCACTCATCAGTTGCCGCTCCATTGCCAGGGGTTTCTCGCTCACGTGGAACTTCTTGGTGCAGGGATGTGGGAAGATGTTTGAGATGTTTTTGACCACCGGTCTTCTCTCACGGACAAACACCAGGGCGTATTCACCAACGTTCCTCATCCCGCACATCGTGTCGGCTATGATTCCCTTGTTGTCAGATTTGTACCAGATAAAGGGCTGGGCCAGACACTCAAAACCGATGGACTTGAATTGTGCTTTTGTCCACTCCTGGAAATTGAGGCTCAGCCAGCAGATGATATGACAGGAGGGGGAAAGGAGTTTCTCAGAGTTCCTCACCAAGGACCCTATTAGCCCTTGGTAAATTTCCGGAGTATCCTCATAGTGGTCAAAATTCTTCGTATTGCCTTGCTCACTTTTCTGATGGTTGATACCATAGGGGAAATCCAAGTGCAGGAGGTTGAACTTTGGCCCGCTGTAGGAATCTGCCCAGATGGGGAAGTTTGCACAGATGATTTGGGTGTTTGGGAATGGGTCTGACGGAGTTTGCTCTGAGCTTTGAGATATTCCAGCTGACGCTGTTTCCAGTTGCGGTAAGTTTCCAGAGACATTCCCATTCGTGCTGCGGACTCCCGTTCCCACTGGGTTAGTTCTTCCTTGTTCTGTTCCATTTTCAGATTCCTCCATCATATCAATAACAAACTGGTCCATATCCGAGCGGATGTTGGAAAGGAGCCGCTCGCTCTCCCGACGGCAGATAGTGTAGGCACTCACCAAGGTGTCTGCCCCTGCAACCTTGGGATTGTCAATGTTAGCCCAGACCACACGGTTCTTAGAGATGAACCCCTCAGAGAGGCCGAGAAACTCTGCCAGCTCGATGTTCGTGGAGAACTTGCGGAGATAGAACAGCTCGTCGATGGCCTTAGCTTTCTCCTGCCAAGTGAGGTCTTTTCGCTTGATGTTCTCCTCGAGTTCTATAACGTGGCGGGTGGATGGGTCGAGGTTGGTAAAGAGAGTACACTTGATGGTGGTGGGAAGTTTACCCTCGGTGGCCAGCTGGCTCCAAGCGGTGTATCTTCTCTCCCCCGCGATGAGATAGAACAGACCATCATCCGGGTCTTGCTCTATAACAACAGGGTTGATTAGGCCAACTTGAAGCAGTGAAACCTTGAGGTCTGTTAAGTCCCCAAGGTCTTTACGTTGGCGCTCTGGGCGAATGTGAATAGAATTGAGTTCAATTTCCATAGGGAGCTCCGGGATAAAAGGTTGGAATTAGAGAGTAGGGAGGGAGGGCCAAGCATCCCTTTCCACTCCCTACTATTAGATGGGTTAGTCCTGACTCAGGAACTTGCGAACTTCAGGGAATACTGATTCGCCATCCTGGGACTGCCTATGCGACACGATACCGATGACGTTTCTGCCTGCACATTCAGCCAGCATTTCGGCGTAAGACATATCAGAAGATGTGTCAAAACCGGCTTTGGCCAAGAAGTCCTGAAGACGCCACATAGAATCCTCCGTGAGGTAGAACTGGGTTTTCAGCTTTGCCTCGGTCGGGTTCTTTACCTGTGCCCATTCTTCCGGGTCTACATCATCACGAGGAGACAGAACCTTGAGCGCAAATTCTACATACGGGGTCTGTTTCTGCTGGCTGGTGCCTGTGGTGTAACCAGTGATAACCATATCATAGGCTCCTACCGGCAGTGGTTTCGGGCGTTCGGTTTCAGATACTTTTTTGTCAAGCAGGTGCATAAAGTTTGTCATAGATTTTTCCTTTCAGAAAGAGTTGAATTAAATTAAAACTAAATAAAAAGTTTGTCTAGTTGTTTTCGAGGTGCCCCAGGAAAAGTCAACAGTCAAGAGTCAAAACTCAAAATTTGACTTGAAGGGGCATTGGAGTAGGTGGACAGGGACTTCGGAGGAATGGAGGAGAAAAGCAAGTCCCTGTCCTAAAGATGCTAGGCCACAGACGCTAGGCCTTAACATCTTTAAAGTAGCTGGCCAAGCCATCCGCCTGAGGGTAGATGTCCTTGACCTTTCCAGGGTTGGGACTTTTCAGTCCCATCAGCGGCGTGGCCTTGGTGAAGAGAACTCTCTTGGAACCTTGGAATCCTGCGCAGAGCATATGATTGAAATACCTGCCGACTTTGGGAGGGAGCTTGGAGCCAAGGGTGTTTATCTGTGCTTTGACTAAGCCTGTGCCCTCGTCCTGGATATATTTAATATGACTGTTGATTACCACATTACACTGGACGTCGGTGGAATAGAGGATTGAAAGAACATCCTCGATGAGGGACATTGCCAGACCCCACTCTTGGATTTCCGGCTGTTTGCCTGTGTGGCCATTCCCTGCAAGGACGTGCTCCAGAGCCGCGTCGGACATAAATGTCAGGGAGTCAATCACGATGATGTCCTCGAGGGAGGTGTATTTCTGGCTCCACTCGGTGAGAAGTGCCAGGCCTTTGGAAAACCCCTTGGGAGTGCCTTGGATGAGGACTGTCCCATTGACCGCCTTCTTTTTCTCCGTGAGAGTTTCATACTCAATATTCTTCAGCTTGTCTGGGTCAACAGAGGTGGACAGAATATCCAGCCCGTTGTCGTAGTCCAGGATGTGAAGTCTATACCCTGCGTTGGCAAGGCTTGCTAGGGCACCGGTTTTCCCCGTGCCTGTGTCGCCCATTAAAAGGAGCTTAATTGGTTTCTCTGTTTTGTAGGTTTCTAATGTAGGCATTTGCGCTCTCCTAAATTTATAACATCACTCTCTTTAAAATCAAAATCGTCTAGGGCCTGGATAGCCTCCTCGGGAAGACCCTTGCAGATTTCCTCCCGAAAGCCTGGAACTGAACGGAACAGATACAGGGCTGTTGCGTACTCAGGAAGTATGCCTTCACCAGTGCATTTCACGGAAGTTACCACTGCTGGGTTGTTTGGAAGTTTCTCGAACTTGAAAGTTATTTCTACAGACATCTTACTATCTCCCTTGCTAGGATGAACATTATGAAAAAGGCTAACCAGAAAATCCAATCTCGGGTCATTTATTCTCCTCCTCTAATTTGTGTAGGGTCCCAGACTCTCTTTGTGAAGTCCTCTTTGAGAATCTGTGCTCGAAGTCCTCGAGGTGCTGTGCATACAGACTTGAATGGACACCCGGAGTATTTATTACAACTCTTGTCGTTCTGGGGCCACTGGCCTTTGGTAGCGAAGAACTCTGCCAGGGTAAGCCATAGGCGCTGTTCCTCCAGCCACTCATTGCAATACTCCTTGGAACGCAGGGTCATCTGCCTTGCGAACTCTCCGGTCTTGACGTTAATGGCATCTACTATCACACCGTTGAGAGGGGTTGAATAGCAGACCTCTCCGGCAATGGTGTAGAGGGTCATCTGCGTGTCCGGGTTGTACTGGGAGAAGTAGTGGTCTGTTAAGGCCATCCCAGTTGTCTTGTGGTCAAGCACGAAAACTCCCAGGCCGTGCTTGGACTCTACGAGGCGGTCTATATTACCTGCAAAGGAGAACATCTCCCCGGAACAGGATTTCAGGTTGGACTCAAACTGGAAGTGAAGTTCCACACCCAGGGTTCCGTCCCCGAATTTCTTGGTGGCCTGTGGGTCATTCTGGTAGTTGTCCAAGTAGGCCAAGGTCAAGGCTACTAAACTCTTGGAATTCCTCAACGGGTCCTCGTAGGAATCAATGTTCTGGCGAAGTGGGTGTTTCATAAGCTGCTCCACGGTGGCCAGAACGTTGGATTCAAAATTCAGACCCTTGTCCTGCCGGCGGTAAAAGCTCTCAAGTCCCTCGTGCAGGGCAATCCCGAAGTCCAGTGCAAGGGCGGTTTTCTTTGTGGTGTAGCCACGGATGACCTGGTAGTAATATTTCCTCGGACACTCCTTGAAAGTTCCCAGGGAGGTGGCATCCCAAACCAGCTGGAGGTAGGGGTTGGTCTGGGAAAAGGCCTTATTCACTGGGATAGAATTTTCTTCTGTGTTTATGTCGGTCATTCTGCTTTTCTCCTTTCTCAGAGTTTCAAATCTGCCAAGAGGGCCTGCATCTCTGCTTTCTCGAGAACTTTCTTCCCACCTCTCAACGCAGTGGCCTTCTTCTCTTTCTTGAGCCAGGTTCCTCTGTTCGCCCGAAGTCGCTCCACAATCTTCGCCAAGTCTTCCTGGGTTAAAAACTGTGGGTCTTTGTTAAACAGCCGGTCAACAGATTCCTTATCCGCCTCGGCTATGGGATTTTCTTCCTGGTTTACATTATCTACCATCCTGGTCTCCTTTCTCAATAGATAGGTTTCTCTGCACTCTTTCCTCTAAGTTTTTCTGTTCTATCATTTTCCCGACCCAGCGCTCTATCATCCCCCGAATGACTACTGCCGGCTCAGCTTTGCTAAGCTTGTTCATCATAACGTGAGTTTCAGGGCGGAGTCTAATCGTAAGTTTCTTCCACTCTTGAGCCATCCTGGGCCTCCGTTTCTTTGAAAATTAAAAATTCCCCTGGGGTGGTCGTAGTGAGGAGGGAAAGACATTCAAACTGTGGATTTCCTTTCCGAACCTGATAGAAAAGTCTTTTGAACTTTTGTTCATTCCCTACCCAAATACGAACACCCCAGGGATGCTGGAGGGCAGTGGCAAGGCAAGATTCAACAAGGAGAATCTGGGACTTGATTCCACTGCCCGACATTTATTAGGCCTCCAAATCCAAGCTTGCCGCACGGATTTCGATAACCTGAATAGCACGGTTGTAGAGAGCATCGTAGTTGTTTTGAATAATGCTGTCAACCATTTCGCCATACTGTTCTTTCGTAAGCTTAGCTTTGGACATACCTTTCGAGGCCAGTTTCTTGCCCAGGGCATCTTCTGCAATACGACGAATTTCCTTCTGAACCGGGTCAGAGGTGGAGATACTTCTAATCCCGAACTCGTAACCAGCAACATACTTGTCAATGATTTCCTGGCTGACTTCTTCTCCCTTTTTAATTTTCGGAGCGATGTTGTTACGGACGTTTTCAGACAGAACTTGATTCATAACAGCGGCTTCGTTATCCGTTAAGACGTGGCCTGCGGCGAACGGCTGGGGACAAGTGAACGCTTTGTCTGCAATCGTGAAATTCTTTCTCGGTGTTTCGGCTGTAAAGTTTACCATAGTTTTATCCTTTCAGTGATAATGAGTTGATGAGGTGGGAGGGAGGTAGGCAAGACTCTATTAAAAAGTTTTGCTTGGACTTCCCGCCCGATTACAAAATCAATATAATGTTAAAAACCCGGCTTGTCAATATAAATGTGCTGTTCTGGCACAAATATTTTTGACGGCGCGG